TTATCCAAACCATTCATCAGAACGGTAATTTGTTTCTTTATCGACCTTCTCTTTTTATAATTAAAGCGCTTGTGTCGTCTATTGTGACAGTCCTTGCAAAGCGTTCTAAGGTTAGCTAAGTCCGTTGCAAGTTCGGGATAAAATTCAAGTTCTTTGATGTGGTCTACTTCTAAGTTATCTGTCGTCACTTTTCCGTTTTGTCTACACCATTGGCACTCATTGTTGTCTTTGCTATAGCTTCAAGCTTAGCTTTTTCCATGTTGTTGAATTGTAGAATAGATGTCTACTGCTTTGGAAGTTGTGTCTATTTTCATGGTTCAAACAACGGATATTGACTTTGTTTCATGTTATATCCTCCTAAAAATAAGTATTTTATGCGTATTTTACTTGACAAACATTGCTTTTATGTGTATAATATAAGTATAGAAAGTGAGGTAAGCAATATGCCAATGACCCCTAAGCAAATGATTAAATTGCTTAAAAAGAACGGGTTTTACGAAATTAGCCAGAACGGTAGTCATAAAAAACTTCGTGATGACTTAGGACACCAAACAATCGTTCCAATGCACAATAAAGACCTTGGTAAGGGTCTTGAAGATGCCATCTTAAAACAAGCGGGTTTGAAATAATCCGCTTAACAAGATGACTTGCTTATCTCACAATAATCAAAGGAGAATCATTATGTTAGTTTATCCAGCTATATTTACACAAGACTCAGATTATATCATGGTTACATTTCCAGATGTCCCTGAAGCAATCACTCAAGGTGAAGACTTTCAAGAAGCTTACGAAATGGCTGTTGAAGTCTTAGGTTTTGCCCTTGAGGATTATACTGACTATCCAAAGGCAAGCTCCGTTTCTGATTTAAAAGAACAGTATCCTGATTCTGATATTGCTTTAATTGGCATTGATATGATCGCCTACATGAAAAAATATCGCTCTAGGAAGGTACGCAAAAACGTGACTATTCCTGAGTGGTTGAACAACGCAGCCGAAGATAAAAACCTCAACTTTTCTCAAGTCCTTACTGAAGCACTTGAATTAAAATTACAAGCATAAGAGCCACCGTTGTGGTTCTTTTTGCATAATAAAAAGCCACCACAATGTGATGACTACTTAACCATAAACAACTTCTCGTATCTTTTTCCTGCGTTACCGCTTTGAAATGTTGATCTGGCAGTTTTAAATTCATACGCAACTTCAAAACGTGGGTCTGAAATCTCATAACTCGAAATCAAAACAGTGTTACGTTTTGACATTTGATAAGCCCAATCGTAAAAAGATTGGCTATCGAACGTATCACCTTTGTAATTTTGATACGTATTTTCGTAGGGTGGGTCAAGATAAAAAATAGCACACTCGATATCTGAGAAAGCTTTGTAACTTAGATTCGTTACTTCTAACTGTTGTAGCTGTTGTAACTGCTCTAACTGTTGTAACTGTTGTAGCTGTTGTAACTGCTCTAACTGTTGTAACCGTTGTGGCTGTTGTAAAACTTTGTTTTTATCCAGTTTTCCTTCGTCGTATGGTCTTTTAGCATTTTTATATGTATCTGTTTGTCTATAACCACTAAACAAATCATGCTTATTGATAATCTTAATCGCTAGATTATACTTCATATCAGACCATTCTGTGCCGTATAAATATCCTCTTGAGTTGTTCCCGAAGCTATTTACAAGCAACTTAATATTATCATCAACTGTCTTGTCCGCTTTATTTTTGATTTTATAAAATTCTTCACGATTGACAATTAGCGTTTTGATCCACTCTCTGTCTTGACTGATAACTTCTTGAAGCATATCTGTTATTTCTTTATCCAAGTCATTGTAGTGAACTTCTAAACCATTTAGCATACATTCCGCAGTAATTGCACCGCCTCCCCGAAACGTCGTATATTGGTTTATCTATGCCGAAATTTGTTTGATAATTTCAACAATCTTCTTACTGATTTCTTTTACTACCTGGGTAAGGAAGCCCAATCGGTTTTCCTTTTCGTATTTTCTTTTCATCTAATTTAAGCATTCTTCCTCCATAATAAAAAGCCACCACTAAGTGATGACTCTTTGTAAACCCAGCAAATGAGCTAAGCTAAGGTCTAACCTTATTTCATAGGAACAGTCGGAATCGAACCGACACATATAATCAGACCGTCGACAATCCAATTATCAAGGCGCTACCTCTACCGTTTTCCAATCACGGTTCATGTTCCTAAAGGTGTCTTATGGATTCGAACCCGCACGTCCCACATACATAAAATAGCAAGTTTGATAGTAGTTAAAGTTGACGACTAAATAAATAGCCTATTGGTAAATGATTATCTCTTCTTGCTATTTTGATATACTATATTAACACATATTTTTATGTATAAACTATTGTATTACTGTATAAAAATAGTCAAAAACTCCTTGCTCTACAATCAAAGAACCCTCCCTATAAAGCTCTGCAAAAGCTAATAATGCAGCATCTAGCGTGTCATAATAAAAACTCTCTGACATACATAATTCTGTATAAATAACCTTATCTGCGCTCTTGTAAGGAGATAAGTATTTTTCATACAAAATCCTGCGCTTTTCTGGATCCAGTATCATACTAACTGATTGCTCAATTGCTTCTAATTCTTGTTCAGCTGACACACGGTTGAGTGTTAAGCGTTCAACTGGCTTACTAGGAGTTCCATGTGATTGTCTAGGCTCAAAGGAATAAGTGGCTGTCACTTTTTGAGTATCTACATCATTAGCGATCCTACGCCAGCGTGGATACTCTCTTAGTTTTCGCTTAGCGTTTGATTTAGTCTTTTGTATATTAATTTCTGGAAAAAACGTCATGAAAGCTCCTCGTATGATATAATAGTTGTACGAATATATACCGAATGGCGCTTTCACGAGCGCTTTTTTATTGTTCTCCTTTCCTTTTTCTGCTGACTGTTTTTTTGTGTTGTTAAATTGTCGAGTATTAAATTTTTAGTTTTGCGTCAGCACTTTATTTGCAGCTTTGCGCTTGTATAATCATCTGTGAGCGATAACAGACTTTAGATTTTTACGAAAAAAATGTCGGAGGATATTTCCCTTTCTAAAAATTTCGCTCTATAACTACGTAACGATTATTCCACGCTACGCAGCTGAATACTTACAGAAAGCTTCCAGGGTAAGTTTAACGAGTATTCCAGCTCGTAGACCCACAGAGCCATTGCAGGCTCTTAGGCGCTTGCGTGGGACTTTAATTTGCTTCTGTGTTTAATAGTTTAAAATGCCAAGTTTCATATTCACCATGATAAACGAAGCCTACATAGCCTTCATCAACGATTTTATCGCATACAACATATGCTAAATCAGTATTTTTTAAATAATCTTTTTCACCATATTTAACAATAGCAATATCATGTTTTTCACCATTTCTAAAATAATAGCCAGAGGACAAATTATATTTGTCATTGTTAAAGTCATTTGCATATTTTTTTGATATAAAAATTGTTTTTTCTTTCATTCCGTCACCTCAAGATATTACATAAACAAAGTCACTATCCAAAGCAATAACAATACGACTAGCGGAGAAATAAACACTCTTGCAATCACTGTAGCAAAATCTTCATCTGTATTTTTTTTAGAAGCAAAAGGACTAATTAACACATTGATTACTACAGCTTGCGGTAAATTGATAGATGGTACGCCATCAATTGTTGATAAAATGTTATTCCAACCGTATTTAATAACAAATCCAGATAATACTAAGCCGAACGGCAATAGAACTAAAGCTATAATAAAGTTCTTTTTAGCATCATTTTTATTTTTATCATAATTCATAATTTTTATTTAACTCTCTTTCATTCATTCCGTCACCTCTTCTCTAAACTGCCATGCCCAGTCGAAGTCTTTGCGGATTTCTTGTTCTGTGAGAACACGAATATTGCTATACCCTTCTAATTCATTTTCATAAACAGAAATAAGTTTCAATTCATTAATTACTTTTACTAAAATTAATTTTAAATCACTATTCGGATTAGGTATCTCAACTGTATAAAGCTTCTCTTTTTCAATTGTGATATTTGGATAAGCTAGCCAAGCTTCATAAAACTCACGTTCATTGTGAGTTAGCCACTCTCTAACTTCATCAGATTGTCGACTCATGTGTTGATGTAAATAATCTACATCATCATCAAAGCTTTTAATCACATCAAATATCATTTGTGGCACTTCTGGTTGAGGTTGATCGAGTTGGTCGAGTAATACTTTTACAATATGTGTTTTCACTACTGGAATGTCGCCGACACCACCTTTACCAATAGACTGTTTGTCTATCAATTTCTTCGCTTCTTCAATATTCATTTGCTACCTCGCTTAACTTCTTCAACAATTTCAATTGCTACACCTATTGCAGCCATATAACCAGCGTAGCTTTCTTGTCCGTAGTTATCCAGATCATTGTCAAATTCTTTATTAAGTCTTTTTAAAATTTCGTCAATCATACCCTATCCCCCATTTCCCGTTAGTTCTGCAATCCGCTTTGTCTGTCTCTGATTTTGCTCGCTAGCACGTTTAAGCTGCTTTTGTGTCCTGCTTAATTGTGACTGTAAGTCTGCTATTTGTGGCTTGTAGTGTAATTCAGAACAGTCGCAACCAATCCGAAGACCAATTAAGATTGCCACAAATATAGTTAGCCATGTGTTTAACGATTCATGTTCATTCATTCTTCCACGCTTTCTAGTAATTCTGGATTTTCGTAGATGTTTCCGATAACTTCAACTATTGAATTTTCTATAATTTCTCCGATAGGAACATCATATGTATACTCATCAACAACTACGTCATACATAAACAATCCGTCTTTAAAATACACTTTATTAACAGTTTCATTATTTAGAAGAAAATCAATATGTCTAACAACATCACCCTCAAAAATCTCAGTTTCCTCTTTGTCTTTAAGCCCTGTTGATTGCATGAGTATATAGTTGTCAAGATTATCCTCTACAAAATGGAATGTCTCTAAGCGACCAGAGCGAAACTCATCATCTGCTAAGCTGCATCTGTATATTTTGCGTTCACTTGATTTAAAGCCATCAATGCTATACATTTTTTTAGTTTTTTTGTTAAATGCCCTAAAATTCGGTATCATCAGAATTCCTCCTGTTCAATCAATCGTCTAATGACTTCTATACAAACTTCTGCGTTATCTTCGTCATAATTATCATCGTATTCATTGATAGCAAGTCTAATGTCTCTTACTAAATTTTTATTAATCAACATCGGTTATCCCCCATGCTCTAAATTTCAGTATCGTTCCTCTTCCTCCATCCAGACAGACAACATCATGCAATAATTCGCCATGTCGTTTAAGGTGTCTATTAGGCTCTCTGAGACGTTTTGTTTATTCTGGGTAAGATTATATAGCCTGTTGTATTTATCGCTTATACGGACGATACCAGCCACATATCCGAAGTCGTTTAGAGACTTCTCGAAAGAATTTCCGTAATCTGCGTTTTTGGCTAAAAACATTTGATAATTTTCGTTGTATGCAGCTTGCATACTCTCTGCGTTTATTTTATCTGCCATACTATACCTCCTCAGAAAGTCATTGCTGCGTACATCAATCGCTTAACTTTCTTGTAATGGTCTAACTTTGTATCTCTGTGCTTTTTGTTTAACTTTATAAAAATATCAGTTTCGTGACTATTTGGATTGTGATACTCACGATAAGATTTGAGATACATCTGTACATAAGTGTCTTCGTCAAAATAATCTTTAAATGCTTCGATAACGTACGGTCTTGGCAATGTTTTTCGACGTCTGTTATTTGTAACGCTACATCTTATTCGCTCAGCTTTTTTGCAATCTACATCTAGCTTTTTAATTTGCCTTACAATCCCATCGTCAAAAATTTTGTAAAATTTATTTATTAATTCATCTGTCAATCTCTTCAATCCTCACTTTTATTCTTGGATTCTGACTGTATTTCTTCTTTGCTCTTAAATCGCATACGATATTGTCATCCGACCAAACGATGCCTGATTTCTGTATTCTGTCGTAACCTGCATCGGAAATACTATCAAAAATAGCTTTAACTAAGTTATCAATATCAGGCTTCTTAGCGTGCCATATAAGCTCACGCACGAAGTTCTGATATATTTGTATTGTTTTATCTTTAGAACGCTGTGTAGGCTCTTTTGATAGCGTTTTGGGAGCTTTCATGTAAAAGGTTACCTCTACCTTTATGCAACCATCGAAAAACGGTCCATCATAATTTTTTTCTATCCAGCCAGAAACCTCTTTTCGCCATTTCTTCATCTTTGGGTCTTCATACGTTCCCCACTTGCTAAATTTTGGTCTAGTTTGAGGTTTTGGTTCGATTGGTATTTCAAATTCTGTTTTAAAAGTCATATTCCTCTTCAATCCCTACCAACAATGCAATTCGTTTTGAGCTAGCTAACGCTTGATATGATTTAGTCATGTATTGCTCTATTGTTTGCTTTTTAATTCCGAGTCTTTCCATCAGCTCTTCTTTTGTGCCAACGTCGACAAACTTGTCGTCATCATATATTGCATATATCCTTTGTTTCTTAATCATTTTTCAAAAATCCACACTCGCCCTATTAAATGTGTGTGAGCTGTGGCAAGGACGAGTGTAGCAATTCTCTATATTATCGATTTTATCGATAAGTAGGCTATTTTCCTTTCTTGCCCGGAAAACATTATTACTGCAAAGGCCGAGCTTCACTCTGCAATAAGTTGTTAAAAAATCATTACTCTTTGTGTTAATTGATTAGCTCTGCAATATTCACATTTCCCGCAAGGTTTTGGGGGTTCTATCCCTTTTTTGACTGCATCTAAATGTTTGATGTTTTGTGCTAGGTTATCTAACTCATTTTGCATAGCATCTAAATTTTCGATTGCTATTGCTCTAGTATCTGGAGGTGTTTCTTTAGTCACTGCGTAAATGATTGGCTTAAATGGCTTCTTGTATTTAGCTTCTAGCATGATTTTATAAGCAGCCATCTGTAAGATGTAACCGTAAGCCTCAAACCAGTAAACGCGCTCTTGGCCATTCCAAACCTTGTCGTCAACAGGGCCTTTTGTGGTTTTGATGTCCACAAAGTAGCCACAATCAACATTTAGACAGTCAATTTTACCTTTGAATTCCACGCCACCAAGTAAACCTGTGATGGCCACCTCTTTTTTGCCTTGATAATATTTCATGAATTGATAATCATTTTTAAGTGCTTCAATCATCTGTTCTGCGACTAAATAGTCTTTTTTGAGCTGACCTTTGGTTGTTCCTCTGGTCGAAATCATTTCAGAGCCGTTTTGGCCTTTGAATTCTTCATGAGCTTTTTTACTCTCAAAGTAAGAATGGACATAGTTCCCGACGAGCAGCGCAGTGTTATCTCTAGTATCTGTCCAATCCCCTTGCAATTCAGCAAGCGCCCTTGCTTCGCATTCTCTAAAACGCTTGTACTGACTAATAGACCAGTACTTAATTGATGATTCGTTGCTATAATAGTCCTTTCCAAGTAAGTCTAACTCCGTCATGGCATTAAGTCTCCAAGATTATCAAAGAGATTACCTTCGCTAGCTTTAATTTCACCAGTTTCTTGGTCAAAATCCGGAATTTCATCTGCCGGATAAGAGGTGTCTTCTAAAACCGTCTTATTTTCGTCTGTGAGCGTTTTTTCTGGTTCTGAATGTAAATCTTCAGTCACGTCTTTTAAATCGCTAGAAGTGCCCTTAATTTCGCTCTGATGACCTATTAAGTCATCTAAGCTGTTTTTTTTCTTGCGGTGTGACATCTTTGACTTGTCTGTCGTTGTCATATTCGTTTTCTGTGGTACGGTTTACCGCATCTACAAACAAATCGTTTGTCATCGCTCGTGTTGAAGAATTGCTTAGCTGCTCGATTAATAAACTGTCCGTTTAGCCATTTCCTGAGGGAAATCATTTTGTACATTCTTTGTTTTTGGCTTTCGACCATGCCTTATCAATTTCTTTTTTTTGTCATAACGGTTAAGATTTTTTCTCCATCTGATTTTTCGATAATGCAATACGCTCCAAACAATCTCATTGTCTTGATTTGTCCAATCTGTAATCGTGACTGACAAACACCTTGCGCCCATTTTCGTTTTTGATTTTAAAATCATCACCTTTATAAATCACTTCTGCATAAATGTCTTTTTACTTCAGGTAGTTGCTTAACAACTTTTCATAGTGCCAAAGTACGAACGCGTCAACTTGACAGTGTTCCCATAAGGCACAAAGTAACATTGATTCTTGGCCGGGCTTAGACCTTGCGTTACCATATCAAAAAGTTGCATTGTAGATGCTATCCTGGTCTTTATTCAATAGACCCTCATTTTTCAAAAGCGTGGTACGCTGAGCTAAGCGCATTGCTTACGCTGTATTTTGGCGCAATCATCAGTCCGTCAGAATCTTTCATTTGATTGATTCGTGTCGCAACGTTTGATGTCACTTGTCTTTTGAGTTAATTCATTCGCCATCTATTTCCTCTTTCTATGTTTTAATTGCCAGTTTTTCAGGCTTTTAAGCGTTTCAACTGTTTTTTAAGCTCTATATTTTCTTCCGCTTCTTTAAGATAATCAGACATCAAGTCGCTGTATCTGCTTTGCCAATAACGACTAGACTCGTATAACTCTTCGCTCATAGTCAGTCTTCCAAAATGTGAGATTTAAAAGTCCAATCTGCTATCAAGTCTCCGATTGGACAATTAATTCAGGTTTAACATCAAATTCCATTTCAATGTATTCCATTAAGTCTTCGTCTGTGTAATCTGTATAAATTCTTGATATGTCCGCTTTAGCGTAGGTTTCTTCGCTGCCTCGTAAGCAGTCCAATTGTAAAGATAAAAGCATCCCCTAAAATTACCGTCAAACGTTTACAAGTTCGCCATTAATCCTAATTTCTACCATGATAGCTACCTACCAAATTTCTCTAAGTCTATCTATCTTTGATAAAGTCAAACATTTCTCGCAACTCATTGTTTTTCTTTTCTTAGGTTGTTATTATTAACCAATAATATCTGCCAATAGAAATATCTCTTTCGAAGCATTCATCTTTTTAAATATTTAACATCTTCAGACAAATCAATGTTTTTAGACTTTAAGATTTCATTTTCGATTTTTAAGTCTTAATCCTATTTTCTAATTCAGCTACTAATTTCAAATCTGGTCTATTTTCCAAAGTCAATCCTCCCTCTGCGCAGTCTTAACTGCCTGTATTCTTCAATTTTTTTATTTCGACTAGTTTCATCTAGAGCCATGATTCTTGCTGCATGCTCTTCTGATAGGCCGAAAAATGTTGTTAATGTTAGTTCCATCAGAACCTCTTACTTTCTGCATTATCTGGATATTTAAAAATATTGTTTTTTGCACCTTTGATTATGCGATCGACAAAAGCAGCATCGTAGATTTTCATAAGCTCAGCTCTACTAAAATTTGTATTAATGATAGTATTTGTCCGATTATCCAAAATATTAAATAAAAACGTATATGTCCAACCGCTAGCAGATTTAATGGTGTTACCTGTGGTTGACTCCTTGCCTAAGTCATCAAGTATCAGATAATCACAATTGATGAGAAGCTTTGACATTCTTTCTTGCGAATATTTGCTATTTTTTTTATCGTCATAATCGAATGTATCTTTGACTAGTCCGGACAACAAAGGTACCGAAACAAATATCACACTCTTTGATTGATTGTAAGATTTAAACATCTCGTTAATATTTTTAGCAATACTCATAGACAAGTGGCTCTTGCCAACCCCTGGAGGTCCTTGTAAGAGGGAGTTACCTTCCATTCCTTTAACATAATCTCTGGTGATTCGTTTGGCATAGTTTAGCGCTTTTGTATCTACAGCACTATGTTCCTTGTAGTTTTTCAACGTAGCACTAGCAATTTCCTTTGATAAAACGCTCTCTTTATAAAACACTTTATAACCCTTAGCTAGCAACGACTGGTTGTTGTACGCAATGTCAACCGCATTACTTTTCGTTTGGATATACTCTGTTGTACATTGCCAACAAAATTCTGTTTCTCTATTGCCATGATTTGGCATTTTCCTAGCATAAATTGGCATCTCGTGCTTTTCGCATGTTTTTCCAGTATCTCTAATAACACCATTCTCGAGCATGCTCTCTCTTGTCATTAACCCAAAAGCCATAGATACCTCCTAAAATCCATATTTCGGATCTGGTTTCTTAAGCTCATCTAACTCAGCTTGCGAAAATCGTTGGCCTTGTTGCTTCTGGTAATAATCACTTTTAGCAACTTCTGGCTGATTGAGATAGCTCTCAAACTTGCTAGCATTAAACAAGGTTGATGGCCTGAGATATTTTTCCATGTCAGAATTTACCCACTCGCTGCATTTTTTATCTATGACAGCTTTGAAATCTTCTAAAGTATAACTATCTTTTAGTCTCGCTTTGACTAAATCTGTGTTTGTTTTTACAAACTTATAGTTAGAGTTCATTTTTTGGTTGAGATAAGCTATTGGGATACGATAATCAAAATTTTTGGGATTACCTTTTTTGACTTGTTCGACATATTTCTCTTCTAACCAGTCTGGAAAGAGATATTCAGTCGGGCTCTGCTCGACAATATATTCTTTCTCTTTATCTAACTCTCTCTCTTTCTCTTTCTTTTTCTCTTTCTCTATCTCTATCTCTATCTCTATCTCTGGTGTACATTTGTACAACATTTGTACACCGCTGTTTTTTTCTGTTCTTAATTTTCGTATCCTGTCAGCCTCAGTGCTTGATTTACCAACAAAATTTTGAATGTTAGTCATATATATAGCGCCATTATCAAGAATTTCAATTAGCTGTAAGTCTCTAAAGATTTGAATAGCCTTTTCGATAGTCCCAACCTGATGCCTTGTAATTGTTGCAAGCATTTGTGCGTTGTAAGGAATAAGGTTATTAAACATTAATAAGCCATCATTTTTTAAACTTCTTAAATATAGCTTGAGCAAAATATTGCTATAAATATAGCCATCAGGCATGCTTTCCAATATAATTGCTTCATCGCTTTCAAAAAAATTTTCTTTTAATTTAAGATAGTAATACTTTCTGTTATCTGCCATTCAATACTCCTTAAAAAGGTCTATCCTTGCCCCAGACTTTCCCACACGATCCTGGAGTGGGTAACTCTATAAAATCCGTGCGTTTTGGTCTCTCAACCTTACGTACAACTTGATAATCATCTAAGATTGTGTCAACTGTTTTTGTAATTGTTTTTTGATTACTATTGCGGTTTCCGATGTACGCAATTAAAGCAATAAATAATAAGACTACTACGCCTGTAATTGGATTTTCCATATCATACTCCTTTTCTCAATCCACTTGTTCGTAGAAATCTATTGACATCCGCCAGGTCATATAGCACTTTCCCGTTGAGAGAAGAACGTTTAAAACTAAAATTGCCTTCATCTCTCCACTCACTCAATTTAGTGCGTCCCCAGCCAGTTTCTTTTTCAAGTTGTTTCATCGTCACCCACTCAATAGACTTAGAGTTTTTTGTCTGGGCTATTTTTAGCGCTTCTCTGTTTAAAGCAATTAAATCTTCAAGTAATTCTTTTCTAAAATCTGGACCAAAAATTTCAATCGCCATGTGCATCTCCTCCTCTTTTGTGTTATAATCTAAGTAGTTATTTTCGTAAGTCGCTGTCCCCGCAGTGGCTTTTTTTCTTATCTAAATTCGTCTAAGCTGATACCTTGATTTCATCTTCACATCAAGAATTCAAAATGCCGTTTGTCTACTTGTTTACAGACCAAATAATCGGTGTTTCGCTTGGGAAATATTCGATTGGTCAGTAATCTCTAGTTTCTCGGCTAGCGTTTTGGAATCTACTGTTACCGCAATAGATTCTTTTTTATTTCCGCTATACGGATATTGTTTTGGTCTCATATGGTTCTCCTTTCGTTAGTTTTGTTTCTTTCTTACCCAATCAGTTCAAGTTCAGTCTGTTTGTTCAACAGATTAATTTTTCGTTTAGTATTCGTGCACGGTTCCCACATAGCGATATATTCAAGCGCCTCTTCTTTCTTAGATTTAGACAATTCAGCGTAGCTATTGAGATCAAATTCTGCTTTGAAATCAAGTTCCATTTCTCGGAATACTTCACTTGAAAAACGATGCTTTCTGCCTTCCTCGTCTACTTTAAAGGTTTTATAAGCTTTTGCAGATTTTCCGCCCATACAATCAATGACACGTTTACGACGTTTTTTAGTAATCATATTAATAATTCCAGGATGTAAATAAGATGTATCCATGATTTCTTGAATATCATTCTGCGCTTGCAATAATCCTTTTTCTAAGTTATCAACCTTTTCTAAAGTCACTGTCTGCATTTTTGACATTTCAATCAGTTGTTGAGTTGTTGTTAGTTCATTCATAAGACTTCTCCTTCTAAAATTTCAGTGTTCTTACGCTTCATATCAAGGTCTTTAAAGAGCTTTAGACCTCTATCGACCAAGCTATCGAACTCTTGCTTAATAAGCCCGTCACGCTGGATATAGTGCGTTTCATCAGCATAGATAAGTCCGCTCATTTCAAGTAATAGCAAATCGCCTTTTTTGAGTAGTTCAGTGATATTCTTGTATGATGCAATCTTCTTTTGATAGCTATTGAGTTTACCTTCTGACTGTTTAATCGCTTCTGTTAGCTCATCATACTTAGCTGATTTATGATTGACCTCATCACGCTTAGCATAGAATTCTTTAAGTTGACTTTTTAAATACTCCTCGTGCTGCAAGGCATCATCAACCATCTTACTTAGTTCTTTATTCTTGCCAAGCAAAGTCTGATTAAGTTGCTTAGTGCTTTCATAATCATCAGGAATAACTTCTTTGATAACTTCTTTTTCAACGATTTTAGCACTCAAGGCTTGCTCTGCTAAATTCTCTTTTTGTTGCTCTAAACGAGTATTTTCAGCTTTTAGTCGGTTGTTCTCTCGCTTGATTTCTTGCAACTCTCTGACAGTTGGGTTATCGCCACTTTCAATCCGTTCAATCTGTTCTTGCTTTTGCTCGTCTGGTAGGGTGGCTATGAGGTAGAGGGCTGTGCTACCTAAATTACTCAACGTTGAAGAATTTGGAAGTTCATTCGCCACTTTCATCATGCGATTAGCTTCAGGTTGATTTATTCCGAGTTTTCCAACCCATTCCATAAATTGCCCATGCGCTAAGTCGTTCTCTTTAACGTGGTTTAACCGTCTGCCAATTTCCCAAATAGACTGCCCTGCAATCTGCTTGTGATGATTAATTTCTAATTCAATTTGTTGCAAGTTATTTGATAATGTTACTTCATTCATATTGTCCTTTCTAGCAATGTGTTGATTTAAGTTCCCATTTTGGTGACTTTCTAGGTAAAAAAATTTGAGCAATTGGCATTTTAAAAAAATCTGCAATTGCAAACATCTCATCTTGCGTAAACTGCGCTTCTCCTCTTTCTTTTTTACCATATTGATTTACACTGACATGAATGACAGACGACAACACTTCTTGAGATAATCCTTTTTCTTTTCGCAGTTTATACAGAAGAATTTGCATTCCCCCACCCCCTTTCTATCTGTTTTTAGTACCTCTAATCTGCTATAATGTGAGCAGAAAGGAGGTGATTATATGGATAAATTAACAAAAGATGCCAAGTTTCTTTTAAGTTCAATGTATGTCAAATACAACGAGAGACGTAAAGATAAAATTTCTAAAGAAGAGTCTCGCAATTTCGAAGATATTCAATTCATCAAAGAAAATATCATGAATGAATGGTCTGAAGAAGATGTATTAGATACTTGTTTTGAACTTAGAAAACATGGTTATATTTCAGCGACGGCTGCAAGCGATACGCTTTATCTAATTTCGTTAACAACCGAAGCTATCGCTGAACTTGAAAAACAAGACCAAGCCAAGACTTTATCTGGCAGGATAGAATATTGGCTTGAGTTTGCTAAGAAAATAAAGGATGCTATCCCTTTTGCTTAGAAGCTTTTTCGGACAACGCTTTATCTTTTAAGTGTTTGAGTCCAAATGGATCTGATTGAATATCTAATATTATTTTTTCCATTTGTTCCATGTTTTGTTTCATTTCTTCTCTGTAAGAATTTTGAGCTTTGAATTCAGTCGCAATGGATTCAAGGCTTTTTGCTATACTTGACAAAATTTCTTTCATAATTCCCCACCTCCTTTCTAATTTGGAATTATCTAAAACAACATAGCTTTAAAATTTTCTGTGGTATAATTTAAATAAAAATTGTGAGGTTGAAATGAATTTTTTTAATTTTTTATTGTGTGTTTTTAAGTTTACAAGTGAATATCTAATAAAAAATTGGATAGCTTTAATAGCTCTGTTTCTATCTTATTCAAACTACCGAAGAAATAACTTACAAGTCGAGTTAATTGCTGCTCCTGTTTCAGATTGGATTTTGAGCGTTATTTTAGACAACGGTGAAAGCATATATAATCCAAATGGTACATTAAGAGCTAACATTAAAATCATCAATCCTTCTAATGTTGATGTAAGCTACTTCGACTTGATTGTTTTTGATAAAAACAGAAAATATCAGCATTATTACCAAAAGCAAAATAATATAATTAACGATTTAACAGGTAGAGAGGCTATAGCCGCAGTACAGCCTGATGGCAATACAATCCTTATCGAGGTTCCAGAGGCAGATTGTGGAGTATTAAAAGCCCACAGTATGACAAGGATGGATTTAATCATACAAACATCTGAAATCACAGATAGACTCTTTGTTGCTTTTAAAGTAGCTAAAAAGAAAAAACTATTTAAAGCTAATAAAGCAGGATATGTTAATTCACCTTATCAATCATTTTCTGCGTCATTCCCTGTGGAATTATCAAAAAAACCGCACTACGAGGATATCCTAAAAGATTTGCATGAGTGAGAGCAGATTTTCTTGTGTGAAATATCTTGGAAGAACCTAGTACACCGTATTTAATTTTTTCCATGCCTTCCCTCCTTTCCGCCCTAACGGGCTTTTTATTTTGTAATAAACCAAGCTACTAACCAAGAAATACCACCTAGCACTAACAGTGCTGGCAATACGCCGCCTTTCAAATTCAATACTTGTTTTTTCCTTGCCATCACGACTAGTAAACGTGTGTTCTAAATCGCCTAGCATTAGTTTTTTCCAATTCATTTTGTACCTCCTAAAAATGTTATAATCAACTTATCCTAGCAGAAAGGAGGATAAGCTAATGAAAATTTCTAATTCAAAAGATTTAGCTCTCGCTATTGTCGCTTCTTCTAGCCCTACTTTGTCTATCGAAGATAAAATCAAACTTTACGAAGACGCCTATGAAGCTGTAGAGGCTCACAATAAGCCTATCATTGAAGCTGAAAACGAACGACGAGCAAAGGACGTTGAAGCGTTTTTAGATACATTTGGTAGATAAAATGCCGAAATCTTCTAAATAGCTTCCTAATTTAAGATACCCTATTGCTAGCTCGCACCTAGCGATTGGGTCTTTTTCTTTTGCGTATGCTTCTTCAATATCTGAAAACATTTTTTTGATATTAGCTATAAAAGCACGTTGACTTTCAATATCAGTCATTTTTTTATTCCTCTCTATTTTCTTGAAAGAAAGTAACCACTATGATATAGTAAGTATAACCCCTTTAAGGGGTGGGGGATTTTCAACCCCCTATCCGATTACCTCGTAATCAGATATTTTATTTTGAGCCTAAACCAAAGAATCTGTATTTCGAATTCGAGTTCTTTGTGTTTAGGTTTTTTATTTCGCCTACTTTCCATCAGTGGCTACCTCCTTTCGTTTTGCTTAATTCCTTAAGCTTGATTATAGTATATCACCATTTTGGTGACCAGTCAACACTAAAGTTGTATTTTTGTAAAAAAAGTTTCCTTTTTGGTGATTTAGTGATATAATATTAGCAAATCAAAAGGAGAAAACACCAATGGAGCTCAATCAGTATGTAGGCAATAAAATAAAACAATTCAGATTAGAGAAAAAATTAACTCAAACCCAACTCGCAGATCTTCTTGATACAACCAAACAAACAATAAGTAGATATGAAAAAGGCGATAGAAAAGCAAATCAAGATGTTTTGTTTGCTTTGTCTGACCTATTTGAAAAAACGATTGATGATTTCTTCCCTCCTATAACCAAAGAAACTGCCGTACAACTTCAACAGCAATCTAGCACCACAGAAATCAACAACAAAGTCGCTCTATTAGACAAAAAACTCAAGGAACCTCGTCACAGTGATTGGATTTCATACGGTGATAAATTATTAGAACAACAAAACACAGTAGAAAACAGTAAGAATACAGTAGTAGAATTATTCTCTTACAACTACTACGACCACGCAGCTTCAGCTGGTACAGGTCAGTATCTGAATGATGTGCAAGTAGAAACAATTGAATTACCAGTTGATTATGACGCTGATTTTGTTATTCCGGTCTATGGTGATTCTATGGAGCCCGATTATCATTCTGGTGACTATGTCTTCGTAAAGCTATCCGTAGAGCTCGTAGATGGCGATATAGGAGTGTTTGAGTATTACGGTGACGCTTATATCAAACAGTTGCTTATAAACAATGAGGGAGCGTTTTTACATAGTCTAAACGATAAATATAGTGATATCCAAATCGATAGAGATAGTGATTTTAGGATTATTGGCGAAGTTATGGGTAGTTACAGGGAGAATTAATATGCTGGAAAAAGTTGAACGCTTAATCTCGGAAATTAATAACTATGTGTAATATCTGAACCACGTTAGACGACGTTAAAGACTTTAACGTTTACAGATTTATGAAAGTTTACAAATTAAAAACAATAGCGAACGAAGCTATGGTTGTCAATGAGTTTAAAAAATTAATTTAAATAATAACGTGCAATACCTGATCCACGTAAAAAGCTGGCAGGGAGATTTTTATGGAACAATCTGAAAAGAAAGTTTTGCCTATTATTGCAATTATAATTGGCGCAATTGCGTTAATTAGCTCATGGATGCCATTCATTAACAACGGATCGTTTGTTATTGCTATAATTGCGTTAATTATTGGATTTTTTGCGTTATTTTTTAATAGAAAACGCAAAAAAAACACTAACTTATGTTAGTATCGTTATTTCAATTTTAGCAATGATAATTGTTCTAGTTACACAATCAATGTATGGTAAAGTGATCGATACCGCAAGCAAATCATTCGATAAAACATCAAAATCATACGAATCCTCTTATAGCAAGTCTTCTTCTATCGAAGCTTCTTCTTCTAGAGCAAAAGTTAAAAATGCGGACGCTAAATTTAAATGGTCAGAATCTTATTTCAATTCATTGATCAAAGGTCAAACAACTTACGACGAAGTTGTTGCAAAAGTTGGAAGACCTAATAGTGTATCTGACAGCACGGACTACGATATTGAAACAGATGCTGAGGTACCTTCAAAAGATTGTGGTTGGGACTTGAATGATGGTTCGTATTATGCAAGCGTATCTATTCATTTTATTCAAAAAAATGGCGTACTAGTTGTTGATTCTAAATCAAGCAACGGATTAAAATAAATGATAAACAAAAAGCCCCACGCTCAAATTTTGGTCGAGGAGAGCGTGAAGTAAAACTGTAATTGACCTTTAATAAGGTCTTTTACTATACCTTATTAGTTAAATTTGGAGATGATAACCAATGCGAATAGAATCATATAAAAAGAAAAACGGTACTACTGCTTATCGTTTTCGAGTATATATAGGTGTTATTGATGGAAAGAAGAAATATATAAAGCGTAGTGGTTTTACATCTAAAAAGCTGGCAAAGCAAGCGTTAATAAATCTACAACAGGAAATAGAAAACCCAAAAGACAAGTCAACGTTATTATTTAAAGATTTAACAAAAATCTGGCTAGATAATTATGAAAAAACCGTTCAAGGCAGCACATATTTAAAGACAAAAAGAAATATCGAAAATCATATTTTACCTTCCCTTGGCAGTTATCAAATAAAAGATTTGACACCCTTGATTATCCAGAAATACGCTGATGAGTGGTCAACTAAACTCAAATATAGCTCGAAGATTGTTGGCATTGTACGCAATATTTTAAACCACGCTGTTAAATTCCAGTACATCACTTCCAATCCATCAGCTCCAGTCTCTGCCCCTAAAATTCAAAGAACGATAAACAAGAAAAAGGATTACTATAATAAAGACGAGCTAAAAGAGTTTGTGCAATTAGTATATAATACTGATGACATTAATATAATAGCAACTTTTAGGCTCTTAGCATTCACTGGTTTGCGAAAAGGAGAAATGCTAGCTTTGACATGGAAAGATTATAGAAATGGAACGCTAGACGTTAATAAAGCTATTACAAGAGATATCGCTGGTGAGCACATTGGTCCCACAAAAAATAAGTCAAGCGACAGATTAATTAGCTTGGACCCCGAGACGATGAATGTACTTGACAACCTTCACAAAACATATCCAAAAACGAAATATATTCTTGAATCAGCTTCAGGTAGGTGGATTTCGCCTACACAACCTAGAAGATGGCTTGTACAAATATTAAGGGATTCAATATCAAAACTCGAACCAATACGAATACATGGATTCAGACATACACACGCTAGTTTGTTGTTTGAATCTGGACTTACTCTAAAACAAGTGCAGCATCGTCTAGGTCACGAAGATTTGAAAACAACCATGAATACCTATGTACATATTACTGAAACTGCAAAAGATGAAATTGGAACTAAATTCTCTAAATATATTGATTTTTAAAAAAAGAGACCCAAAAAGAGCCACAAATTTTATTAATCATTGATATAACAATACTTTTTAAACTCCCACCGGCTCCATAAATACTTACCGTAAGTAGTCATAACTTACCAAAAACCTTGTCATATCAAGGTTTTTTCTTTTTATCTTGTTCGTTGATTACCGTAGTTTTATATAAAAGGGAGACCCAAAAAGAGACCCAAAACTTTTTATAATTTCTCTTCACTTAAAAATGATATAGCTCTTCTAACACATCAACCACTCTCTCAACTGCCACAACTTCATCATCTCTCACTTTTTCGTGCGGTAACACATAATCAAAAATCTGTTCGTTTTTGCGCACAATCGCTACTGTGTTCCCTGAAATATAGCCTTTATCAATCGCTTCTTTAAACTCATCTATATATAACATATTTTATCCTCCACTTATCTATTCGATAAAAAATGAGTCTGTCAATAATCTTGTGTAAACACTCTAGCAAAGCTGATATTGTTAATCAAATAGGCTTTCAAGTGTGTCCGTACATTGGCCAAAACCTTTGTGGATTCGTTGTCCTTGCTTGAAGTTGTAATCACTAAATAGTGTGACGAGATAGCGTTCTAGGGATTCTTCATTGGGAAAGACGACTTTCTTTTTGGTTTGACGTTTGATTTCTTTGTTAAGTGATTCAATAAGGTTGGTCGAGTAGATACTTCCCCAGATCTGATGAGGAAATTCATAAAAGATCAATAGATTTTCGATTGATTCTAAGGTCTCTATTACCTTCTTGTAGTGTGGTTTCCACTCATTGATAAAGCTATCTAAGGCTTGCTTTGCTTCCTCTACATTGATCGCGCGATAAATTGTTTTAAACTGCTCCAAAATTAGAGCACGATCTGCTCGTTTCACCTTACTTGCAATATTTCGGCCAATATGGACAAGGCAACGCTGTTGTTTGGCCATTGGGAAGGCTTGCTGGATAAGCTGATCAAGTCCATTAAAACCATCAGTCACAACAAGAGAGACTTGTTGTACACCTTGACCCTTAAGTCTTTCTAGAAGGTCTGACCACGAAGCATTGTTTTCATTGGGTGCGATGTCATATCCAAGGATAGCCTTATGCCCATATGATGTGACGCCTAGTGCAATGTGGATGCATTCCTTACTAACTGTACCACGTCTCAGAGGAAGGTAAGTCCCATCAAGATATAATACGGTATAGTTAGCTTCTAAGGAACGTTCATGAAAGCTAGCCACGTTTTCCTGTGTCGCTTTCGAGATATTAGATACTGTTGCTGGACTGTAATGATGACCATACATACGCTCAATGATGTCGCTGATTTCACGTGTTGTGACTCCAGTTTGATAAAGCTTGATAACCATTTCTTCTAAATGATTGTCTCGACGACCGTAACTTGGGATTAAGGCTGGACTGAACTCCCCGTTTCGATCTCTAGGGATCAACAAATTAACAACACCATACTTGGTCTCAAATCGACGTGTATAAGCACCATTACGACTATTACCGGTGTTGTAACCTGCCTTATCGTATGGTTCATAGCCAAGGAAGGCGGATAGCTCCACTTGGAGAAGGTCATTCATGGCAGTTTCAAGAGACGAACGGAAAAATTCATCAATATCTTGTTTTTGAGCTAGGAAGTTAAGTAATTCTGTGGTAAACTGGGTCATGGGAATAAATCTCTTTCTAGTGAAGTCTCGCAGCTCTACTATACAGGATTTATTCCTTTTTGTGTTTACACAAGATATTTTACACTACCTAAAAAATCCTAAAAATAGACAATTTTAAATTTTTCTGTTCTGATAGACAAAAAGATAAATATTTTAAAAAAAGTATTGACTTTATATAGTACATGTATTATAATTAATATATAGAAAGGAGGAAGATATGAGGATATCAGAAATTGCTGATTTGCTTACTTCAATCGGAACTCTACTGATTGGTATAGCAAGCATAATCACAGCAATAAAAAAAAGAACCTAAAAAGAAAAACCGGCCACGGAGATTCAAATAAGGTTCTAGTAGTAGTTTGGGGGCTCAAGCCCCTTGCCACTACTGATAGTATATCATATCTAAGACAAATATGAAATATTTGATTATTTTCGCAATTTGTTTAGTTGTATTTTACTTTATTAACAAGGATGATTGAAATGGATAAAGAATTAACACCTCAAGAAAAAGCAAATAAAAAGTGGGCAGAAAACAATAGAGAACATAGAACCTATCTATCAAAACGATCTACTGCTCGTAGTTTTATTAACAAAAATGCTACAAAAGAAGACTTATTAGAATTAAAACAATTAATTGAAAGCAAACTCTAGACACACAAAAAAAACCGCCCTCAATAGAGAGCGGTTAATATTTATTTCAGTTTTTCTTTGACAGCATCTACTGCCTCTTCAACAGCATCTTTAGCATCATCTGCTAGTTCTTTACCTTTAGCAATTGTTTTTTCGACAAATCCTTTTGCTTCTAACTCTTTATCACCGGTTAGCTTCCCTGCACCTTCTTTAAGACTGCCTGACGCTTGTTCAACTTTTGCTTTTAGTTTTTCTTGTGACATAATGTGCCTCCTTATTATTTTTATTAATCATAACATCTATATCTTTCTTTAGCAAATAAAAAAGCAAGAACCGCTAGTGTCAGGCGATTCTTGCTAGTGTGATTATCTCATGGTTATGCGAGTATGTCAATAGAGGTAATCAGCACAAAAGGTATGTTCTAAATCCAAGTTATTGATTTTATAGCAGTATGCCGAATTCGCTTGTAGGGGTTGTTTCGGCTCTCATGCAACGTAGCTGGCCTAAAGACCCTGTCTCATCTCTTTTTAATCCTACAACAACTAATTTCTTCTTGTTGTCTTTATAAAAAACAACACTCAATTTCATTGTATTTTTAGTTAAATCCTTATCTAAAATACAGACGTTAACTCTAAACTGATAGAATATTTCATATAAAAAATTATAATTATCGACTCTAGGAAGAACTTCTCTAAAATTTGGATGTTTTGAATAATTCGATAAGAGGAAAACATCTGCTTTCACAGCTTCAACCCAATTTGTTGCGCGATACTTTGTTTTCAACTTATGAATACCTAGAAGATGATACAAATCTCTTATATCAAATAAAATCATAAATTCGGGTAAATGCTTAAAATTAGTCTCAACTTTACACCTTTTCCCACAAAAATTTAGCTCATAATCATTAACTATTTCTTTGAGATCCACTATCAAAAAACTTTCTACAAAATAAAAAAGCACGGACCGGAAATATCTCCGGTCAGGGCTGACGATTAGAGGTGCAAAACTCTAACTCTCTATTGTGCTTCTTAGGCTTATCGCAAGAGAACAGTTCTTAAGCTCTGCCAAGCCGTATGATGTGCTTTCAGTCATACGCCCGTATCACTACGGGTTCAACGAACAACGAAGACGTTGGGTTAGAAAGGATGATAAATGAACGAAATTTATCTTTCTATAACACCCTCATTATGACATGTCTTGAACTTTTTGTCAATAAATGCGAAATTTTTTGCAATAAAAA